CATTGGCCGCAGCGGCAGAAGGAGTTGCGCAGAGATAGGGAGGCAATCTACCTTACTCAGCAGGCATCAGTTGCAGATGATGGTGAAACAGTGGCAGGCCGTTTGGGTGGCCTGGGTGCGTGGCTCACCACTAACGTAAGCCGTGGCGCTGGTGGTGCCAATGGTGGATTTGCTGCGGGTGTAGTGGCTGCGCCTACTGTGGGCACCCCTCGCGCATTGTCAGAGACCATGATTCGTGATGTGTGTGAATCAGTGTGGACGCAGGGTGGTGATCCCACTACGCTGATGACCACTACCCCATTGATCCGCAAATTGAGTGAATATATGTTCACGGCATCTGCGCGCATTGCCACCATGATGAGTGATGTAGGCCAGCAAAAATCTGCCAAAGTTGCCCAGGGTTCGGTAAACGTATTTGTGACCGATTTTGGAATTACATTGGAGATGGTAGCAAACCGCATGCAGCAGCATGTCACTGTGGGCGCTGGTGTAAATCGGGATAACGTCTACATCATTGACCCAATGTATTTGCGTGAAACTTTTCTGCGCGGTTATGAGGTGGAGCCATTGGCAAAAACCGGCCTGGCAGATAAGCGCATGATGGCATGTGATGGCACTTTGAAAGTGCTGAATGAGAGCGCCCATGGTGTCATTGCTGACATTGATTGGGAGCTGGATGTAGTAGCGTAATGGCGCGCAAACCGTCAAAAGTAGTGGAGGGGGAGCAATCCCCCGAAACTATTATTACAACAGATCATCTGGATATTGAACCAGAATCAAATTTTATCCTGGTGCAATGCGCTGCGCGTGTCGGTGCCAGGGTGTGGCTGCATGGTGGTGGTTATTTGCTATCGGGTGACCGTATCCGCATGCACAAAGATCAGGCAGAGCCATTGTTATTGGCTGGGGCAGTTGTGCCCGTATGAGTTTGCACACTCACTCCACTGATGGTGTGCTGGTGCGTGAAAACATCATAGAGGATGGCGTGATGCATGGGCGGTTATTGCAGCCAACTCGCGCAATGGTGCTGGACCGCAATGCTGAGCTGCGCAAAAATCCTGGTGCGCTGCGGCCAATGCAATCCATGGGTTGGGAGTTATCAATCCCCCTGGTGGATTATTATGCGCTGCGCACAAAGTATCCTGATTTAAAATCGACCGACCCGCTCACCCGCACTTTAGCCTGGAAAAAATTTCTTGGGAGTGCAGAATCTTTACCATACAAGGTGCATGCGCAATGAGTTTTATTAGATGGCGGCAGAAAATAATCAATCGGATATCGCCACAAAATTCGAATAGGCGCTACCTGGTGACGCATAATAAAGCGGGTGCCATTGAGCCAATCCCAGACCGCAAGCCGTTTGATTATGATTTTACTGGATTGAATCAGAGTGGATATGGCACCCACAATCTGGAGATTGATTTGCGGGTGCCAGGTAAATTGCATTTGCAGTTGTTAAATTATGATTGGGATCAATGCCCAACAAATAAACATATTATTTCCGGCGCAGCATTTTTGTTGTATTTAAATGGCGGCTTTTTAGCGGCGCAGGCCAATGGGGTAGATATAAATATTTGCCCATATATTGAGGTGGGGCAGTGTCGTTTTCATACTGTGGAGATTGAATGGAGTCCTAGTGCCACCCCAGGGCAAACTGATATGGCATTTTTTGTGGATGGTGTGCAAAAAATGGCCACTAATTTTCCCACTCCAGCCAATAAAACCATTACGGGATACATTGCCAATGCTGCAGCATTAAATAACAGCTTCCAAGGAATTTTGCGCAATTTATTTATTACCACTGAGCCTGGCAATCCATCATTTAAAAATATTGCGGGCTATCGTTTTGATGAGGGCAGTGGCCTGGTGCTGACAAAAATGGGGGAGGGTGTTGGCACTGATGGATCACTGACTCCAGCCACTAGCGGGCAGGCGTGGTATTCAAATAATGTTGGGGTAGCAGTTGTTACTCCTGGATCATCAGCAGGCACAATATCGTATTTCTATGTGGATAGTGTTCCAGAAGATGGCGTTTTAAACGTAAACATTACCAATATTCAGGGATGGTATGTGGAGATTGCAGGTGTGCCAGTGGCAGTGCAGAGTGTTTTTTATGGCACTCCAAACTATATGGGTGTGATTATTGCAGCCACTGCGCATGCACCTGGCGCAACATATTTATTGCGGTATCTCAAGGCCAATGCAGTTGATAAAACCAATCTGGCGAATTTTCCGAGCTTTCAAAAAACAGGTGTTTTGCCATGAATAAAGCAGAATTGATTGCAGTAGTTGCAGGATATTTGCATCGCACTGACATGGCCGACCAGATCAGTGCATCCATTGCCATGGCCACTGCGCGCATTGGCCGTGATTTGCGAGACCGCAGCAATTATGAGGTGGGGGCGTATGTTTTCCCAGATCCATTGTCTGCCAATATTGTGGACATGATCAATGTAGTGGCTGATAACGCATGCACCCTCCAGGCACTCACCCAGGATCAGATATTGCAGATTTTGCACAGTGGAGAGACTGGTGCAGCTAGGGCATATTCTATTAAGGGCACCCAGATTTTATTTGCGCCCACTCCAGCCGATGGCACTGGCTTTTACATAGCGTATTACAAGCGCCCAGATGAGCTGGTAAATGATGGAGACACCAATCAAGTGCTGAGTGCGTGGCCGCAGTTGTATGTGTATGCCTGTTTAATGGAGAGCTTTTTTTGGACGCAAGATGGTGATCTCACCGAATATGCAAAAATGGCATATATCAATGAGATTAAAACAATAAATGGGCAGTACCAAAGTGCCAATGTTGGCACTTCCCCTGTAATGAGGCGCATATAAAATGGCATTAGAAAGTGCAGATCAGATTTGGGAATTGGTGCCGACCAATCCAGAGAGCGGTGATCCGGTGGCAGAGGGTGATAATCATCTACGGATGATTAAATTATCGCTGCAAAATTCATTGCCTGGGATGACTGCGCCCTGGACGACTTCCAGCCCAATCAATTGCGGTGATCCTGTAGTGGATCAAGATGCGGTAACGCTAAAATATTTAAATACCATGCCGCATAATACTGGCATTGGCTTTCCGATTGTCTGGTTATTGCCCGCACTGCCATCATCTGATCACCTGGATTTGGAGGGGCAGTTATTAAACCGGATTGATTACGCTGAGTTGTTTGCCCTGTATGGCATCACTTATGGTGCAGGTGATGGTACCACCACTTTTCAATTGCCTGATATGCGCGGCCTGTTCATGCGCGTTTGGGATCATAGCAAGGGGATTGATCCCGACAGTGCCGCTCGCACCAATCGTGGTGATGGTGTGGTGGGTGATTTTGTTGGCACAAAGCAGGAGGATGCATTACAGGAGCATAGCCATGGCAGTGCTGCAGCTAGTGCCGGGAGTCATCCTGTCGGCGGCGGGACGGGTGCTTCCTCTCCAGACATAAACGATAAACAGACTTTAACCACTGGCACTGCGGGCAATTACAGCAGTGAGACCAGGCCAATCAATATTTATGTGCGCATGATCATCAGGGCAAAATAATGGGGCTGCAGCGCGAGGTGTTCATGCTTTCCCCCAGTGGCATTGTGCGTGATATGCCACCTGATGCCGTGCAGCCGACTGATTACAATAATGGCGTGAACATGACTTTTCGTGATGGCATTGCCAGCCGCGTGAGAGGATATCAGCCAATCTATGGCACCCCATTGTATCCTCCTGAGTTGTTGTGCAATTTGCGCACCCCACTGGTCAATCAGTGGATATACCCTGGGCAAGCTGGCATTGGTGCCCTGGATGGATTTGCGCATGCAGATGTGACTCCAGCCACTGGATGGATGCCCACCACCCAATTAAATCAGTGGAGTGGTTCCTGGATCAATGATGCCGTGGTATTAAATCAGCCCAACATGCCACCCATGTACTGGAGTGGCGGCCTGGGCAATAAGGTGGAGTATTTACCAGGCTGGCCATCAGCTACTTTGGCCAAAGTGGTGCGGGCAAATAGATATCATTTATTTGCATTTAATGTGACTGATGCGGGCGGTGACTTTCCCAGCAGTTTGATGTGGTCAGATTCTGCAGAGCCTGGCACGGTGCCTGCTACCTGGGCAATCACCCAGGCAAACCAGGCTGGCAATGTTGAGCTGGCTGCGGGTGGTGGTGATATTGTGGATGCCATGGTATTGCGTGACACCATGATGATTTATAAAGAGAGAGAGACCTGGGCGGCGCAGTATGTGGGTGGCAATGCGGTATATGCTTTCCGTAAGGTGCTGGGGCAGAGTGGTGCCATGGGTTTAAATTGCGTGGCCAATTATGGCGGGTATCATGTCATTTTGACTGACAATGACGTAGTGCTAGTTGATGGCCAGCAAATTAAAAGCATCATTGATAAACGCAATAAACGCTGGTTATTTAATCAGATTGATGCGGCCAAATATCGCAATACTTTTGTGGTGTATTACGCGCAGCGCAATGAGGTGTGGATAGTCTTTCCCCAGGCAGGATCAATAGTGCCTGACATTGCCCTGGTGTGGTGTGCAGATTCTGACTCCTGGGGGGTGCGTGAATTGCGCACCCCATGCATTGGGGTTGGCATTGTGGCTGAGTCCACTGAGACACCCAGGTGGGATAACATTGCAGAGACCTGGCTCACTGTATCAATTGATTGGGATCAATCGACTTACCAGGTGATCAATGAGACGTTATTGGCCAGTGTGGATGATTTGCTCACCAATGTGGATGCATCGGTGACCAATAATGGTGTGAATATAAAAGCCAGTATTTCCAAAAGCGGGCTGAGTTTGGGCAATCCGCAGCGCAAAAAATTGATCAGGCGACTGTGGCCGCGCATGTCTGCGGCTGCGGGCACGGTGGTTAATATCAGAGTGGGCGGGCATGATCAGCCAAATGGCCAGGTGCAGTGGAGTAATCCGGTGCCGTTTACTATTGGCCAGGATGAGAAAATAGATTCTTTTGCGACTGGCAGATATTTGGCATTTGAGATTGCCAGCGATAGTGAGCAGCCATGGTCAATCACTGGTATTGATTGCGAGTATTCTATCCAGGGAGAGTGGTGATGGCGCAGCCATTTGTAATGGAGCCCTTACCCCAGGCCAATGAATTTGAGCCATTGCGCGTGTGGCTGGATCGCATGTTTTTGCAGGTGCAGGAGCGGTTAAATGAGGGGGATCAAACCAATGCGGCCTACATTTATTCCACTGGCAATGTGAGTCAAACTTTCACGGCATCCCCGGCCTGGGATGAGGTGGCGGCCATAAATAGTGCGGGGATCAGTGAGGTGAGCGTGGCCAATGCTGCAGCGCGCACAATAACAATTGGCCAGGATGGTGCATACATTGTGATGGGTGCAGCCAGTATCCAATCAGATAAATCCAATACCATGTTTACCACTGGTATCAGCGTTAATGGATCATCACCCAGCATCGCGGCATCCATGCTGGGCACTGGTCGCCAGGCGGGTGATCAGATAAACATGCGCGGTGGCGCGCCAGTCAATTTTAAAAAGGGTGATGTGTTGCGTTTAAAAATCCAAAACAATGATAATCAGGCGCATACTGTTTTGATCCGCAATGCGACATTGTGGGTGGCGGCAATATGATCATTGAGGTGCTGACCCAGGCGCAGTGTGCGCAGCAGTGGGGCGCAATTGGTGCGCATTTAAAAAGAGCATGCGAGTATGATGTTGAGCAGAAAGTCACTCTTTATAGTTTGTATGATGAGTTGATGGAGGGGCGCAGCATGTGCGTGACTTTTCGCACGGATGACCAGGAGCGTGGCCTGGAGGGTGCATGCGTTATCACTGCCACTGAGATTGGCCTGGGCAAATATTTATTTATCAAAGTGCTGGGGGGCAAATTCAATGACTCCTCCTGGGTAAAAGTGGTGCATGATCATCTGGAGCAGGTGGCATCTGTTTTAGGTTGTCTTGACGGCATTATGTTTATTGGGCGACCACAATGGGTGCGAAAATTGCGCGCATTAAATTACCGTGAAGTGATGGTCACAATGATAAAAAAACTGGAGAGATGAGATGGTAAGCAGCGGCAAAAGTGAGAGCAGCAATGCGAGCATGTCAAATGGCATGAATCAATCCTATATACAAAAGGATCAATTAGCTGCGCTCAAAAATTTATGGGGCACTGCATCAAATGATATTTTAAATAATGATTTGGGCGCTGCAAATAATAATGCGCAGGGTGGTTTTTTGCAGGGCATGCAGAATAATCCATTCATGCAGGGCGTAAACCAGGCGCGAGATTATCAGGCCAATGCGCAGCAGCAAATTAAGGCATTAAATTCGTCACTCACTGATCAATTTAATAATGTTTTGATGCCAGGTATAAATGACGCATCTCAGCAGGGTGGTGCATTGGGTGGTGGTCGCCAGGGAGTTGCGCAGGGCATTGCGGCACAGGGCACTCAGCAGGCCATGGGGCAGGGTGCCTCTAGTTTGTTGGCCAATGCATTTAATCAATCAAACCAGGCGCAGCAGTTTGGTGCGCAGCAGTATCAAAACCAGATGCAGGGTGGCATCCAGGGATTGGGGCAAATTCAGCAGCAGCAATATGCGCCACTGATGGCATTGGCTCAGATATTGGGCAATCCAGCGATATTGCAACGTGGCATTACTTCTAGCATGGGCACTGGCAGTGCATCCAGTGAGAATTTTGGCTTTTTAACGTCTTGAGGTGATCCATGGCATTACCATTATTGGCTCTAGGATCACTGGCATTGGCTGCACCCGCATATAAGTGGATGGAGAAAATGAAAAGCGACATTAAACGTGATGCAGATAAACTGACCAGGCAGGATCAGGGTGCTGAGATGCTAAAAATGCAGGAGGGATTGGATTTGACCACCCCAGAGGGGCAGGCGCAATACCAGACCAGGATGATGGCAAACCCACTGACGCTGCAGGCTGGCACGGGTTTATGGTCAAACCAATTGGATCGGAGTGAGCGCACCAGGCAATGGGATTGGGACAATACCCACTTATCAGCCACTGAGCAGGCCAATCTAAAGCAGCGGCAGGCAGAGGCTGCGCAGCAGGCCAGCTATCAAAATTCAGTGCTGGGGCAGAATTCCATGCAGGATCAGCGCATGTATGATCTCCAGGTAAAGGATTTTGATGAGAAAAAAGCATTGCTGCAGTATCAAAGAGATAATCCATTTACGCCGCAGCAATTGCAGGAGCAGACTGGTGCGCTATTTGGTAAAGCGCAATCTGCGGCTGCGCCATTTGAAAATGCTGCAGCATCGTATAACACTGCCAGTGATTTGATTGGCAAGGGAGATGCCACCAGTGCGGCTGCGGGCATTGTTGCTCTGGAGCGCACAATGAATCCTGGTAATCAGGTGACATTGGATGAGCGTGGGCAGGTTGTGCAGGGTGGCATGTTTGGTGATGCAATCCGGTTTTTAGATAATTTGAAAGGCAAGGGATTGGATGCTACTGCGCAGAGCCAATTGCAGGGCATATTGGATACCGCTATCCAGCGCAAGGCTGAGCAGAGCCAGCGCGAGATTGCGAATTTGCGCGCCCAGGCGCAGCCTAATGCGCAGACCAGGCATCCTGGTTTGAATGAGCAGCAGATATTTGGTGCATACACTCCAGAGTATTTTGATATTGTTGGGCGCAGGAAAGCGGCAAAAACTAAAGAGGCGGGCGCAGTGATGGCCGATGCGTTATCTGGCAAGCCAGTGCAGGAGCCGGTGGAAACCAGGCCGGTGCGCACCATTGATGATCGAGATGCTGCATTTAGCAAACGGGATAAATCTGCATTTTCTGATTTTAAAAGGATGAATTGACATGGCCGAAAATCCTAATTTTCGCAGAGATGAGCAGGGCAATCCATGGCACTACTCGGAGGAGAGCAATACCTGGGCACCTGTAGAGCAGGTAAATCCAGCCTTGGCAGTGGGGCTGGGGCTGGGATCATTTGGTGATCAGGCATTTACCGCCATTAAGCAGATGACAGGCACGGCTGCACCTGGCGATTATGAGCGCATGATGGCTGACCGCAAATTATTTGAGGAGACATTAGGCTCTGATCAGTATTGGGCGACTGCGGCTGGCCAGCATTTGCCAGGGATGGTGGTAGGCGCAATGACGGGTGGAGTGGCTGCGCCGCTGATGGCGGGTGCAGTGGAGGGTGCATTGGCACCTGCAGAGAATTGGGGTGAGCGCGCAATCAATACGGGTGTTAGCACGGCCATGAGTGGTGCGGGCATCATTGGTGGCAATATGATGGGGCGTGTCATGTCTGGGATTGATGGTGCGACTGGCAGTGGTATCAGGCGCATGGTGAGTGAGGGTGGAGAGCTGGGTGATGATGTTGCGCGTGAGGTTGCGCCCATTATTGCAACAGGTGAGGGCATGGGTTTTAAATATTTGCCTGGCACAAAATTACAAGATCCACTGGTCAAAGGCATGGATTTGGGTGCAATGAAAAAGCCATCCATGCGGCCATATTTTGACAAGATCATGGACAATAATAATACCGTGGTGAGCCGTGCAGTGGGTGATGCCCTGGATATCAATCCGCAAACGCTCGACCTGGCGGGTGGCAAAATCACTGCAGATGGATTGGCAGAGGCGCGCAATACCCTGGGCAATTATTTTGGCACCCTGGATGACATGGTGCCAGAGGTAAAAATTGGCAAACCCATGGCAGATCATATTAGGGCAGTGGGGGATTTTAAGGATTTGAAAAATACCTTTCCAGGCATGTTTGATCGGATGGATGAGGGCATTATCAGTGGTGCAGAGTATCGGTTGATCCGCTCCAATTTGGGTGATGTTGCCAAAACGAAGGGCGGCACGGTTGCTGATGGCATGGGTGGCATAATTGATGATTTGGATAATGCGGTCTCCAAAAGTCTGCCAGAGGGTGAGATGGAGCGATTTGCGCGCAGGCGCTCCCAATATTCGCTCCTCCAGGGCATAGAAAGTGGCAAGGCGCTGCGGCCTGATGGCACTTTTAACACTGATACGCTGATCAATAAGGTAAAAAACCAGGTTGGCCAGGGCAATTGGCATGAGAATAATTATTCCAGGCTCACCCCAGAGATGACCTATCTCACCAAGGTTTTAAAGCAGGCCAGTGATCCCAGGGTTAAGCCACTGGTGGGCACTTCGGGCACTGGTGAGGGATTGGCTGGCATGGAGTTATTTGATGCGGCCATGAGCGGCCTGGGTGGTGATGTAGGAGCCATCAGAAAAGTGGCCAAAGAGGGTGCCATGGCCAAAATGTATGAGAAGTTGGCAGAGACTGATCCCAGGGCGCTTGCGCAGTTTTTGTATGGTGATCAGACTGTGGCGCAGAAAACAGGCGCGGCCATGGCGCGTGGTGCTGGGGCTGAGATTGTGCAGGATTGGGATTGATATGCGCCTTTTTCTCCTGGTGTTGTGCATGCTTGCGACAGCGTGTGTCGTTTTGAATCAGCCGCAGCCGCATGGTGGTGGCATTGTTGACATTGCCAGGGATAGCCAATAACATTGCCGCTGGTGTTGTAGTGACCCAATGCACTCCAATGCGCGCCCTGCATCTCTGACCCTGACACCAGAGATGCGGGGCTTTTTATGTGTGTCAGATTTGGAGTGTTTATGGGTTTGCATTGTGAGACTGATCCGACCAGGTATGCCCTGGCTGGATATTCAAAGGGTGGCGGGCAGGATACCCCAGCCAATAAAGTTTATTTCCTACTGGCGCGCATTGGCGGCTTTGATTTATCACTGCCACCTAAAATGCGGCCTGCACTTGAGCCGAGAAAGGGGATGGAGCCGGTGCGTGATGAGTATGGCCAGGTGTATGCATTGCCTGGTGGATATTCAATCAATTTAAATGGTGATATTAAAAAGGGTGGCCGCAATGGAGTTAAATAAAATTGATCAATTACTGGCAATGTATAAGCAGCTACGCGCATTGCGGCGCTGGCATCGGGCGCTGGATCATAAAACTGACGGCACGTTATTGTGGCTGGATGAGCATGATTTAAATCCTGATGATCCCAATTGTACTCACCCCATTTGCGTGTCTTTTCGTGATGACATGGATTTATTTACTGATCTTGGAGAGTTGATCGACCTGGTATCTCACCAGGTGCGCACGTTTGCCCATGAGCTAGTTTTGGGGGTGTCGCCATGAGCAGCATCATTATTCGCAGTTGCCTGGATGAGATTGATAGGCTGGAGATGAGGATCAAGTGGCTGGAGCAATTATTGGCAGTTGCCAGGCATGAATTGGGTGAGGTAAATCGTACTCTTACTGAGGATTGCGGCCTGGTGGATGCTGATTTTGTGGCTGCACTTGAAAAAACGCTTCCCAAAGTCTCCTGAGCTGGTTTATGATCCACCCGCTCACCCGAAAGGGTGAGCCACTGGAGTGACCGCTAATGCGGGTTGGGTGGTGTCTGGATGGATTATTCCCATTGCGCCCATAGTCAGCCATGGATAGTCAGGGGCTGGCACGGTTTGATACCCGAATGACGGGAGTTATGATCCCAGAATGACGGATTACCGTTAATATCTCCCCCTTATCCTCCATTGCGACATTCAATGGGGGGTAGGGGGGGAGTATTTAACGGTTCTCCTCCACTCATTCTGGAAGTTATCTTTTAAAATCTTTTGATTTTGCACTTAGCTGGAAAAGTCTGGGAAGTGTCGCAGCGCGCAGCGCGAGACCTTCCAGAAAACAAGCGCAGTGCGTTAGCCTTGACTACTGGGCATAACCTGTGGATAAATACTGAAAGTTGTACAAGGTGCGAGTAAATCCCAATGAGCAGGGTGGCAAATGTCACAAGTGTAAAAACCCAGGATTTCCTCAAAAAATTTGAGGAGTATTCTGCAAAATACGCTGACCCCATGGAACTTCCATAATAATACTGCAATGCTTTCATTCTGACTTGCGCCAATTCGCCACCACTCCAGGAGTCAGACTGGAGTAATTGCTCTGCAATGCCCGCTGCTATTTGCTCATCATTCATTTGGTTTATCCTCATCAAGTAATGCAATTATTGTTTGAAGTCGTGCATGCGCATAATCACGGTCAGCCTGGGTGCGCAGTCTCCAGATTGGCAAAACAATCTGATCTGGATGCACCTCCACCAATGGAGAGTGCGGCCACTTGTGAATAATCTCTTTTTTGGGTGGCTTTTTCACCAGCGCCAATCTCCTTTGCTTCACACTGCGCGCCTGTTTAGTTTTGAATAATCCAGGTCAGAGAATAAATTGCCCTGGCTGGATGCATACTGCACTGCAGCATATCGCATTGCATCAGCTCCATGGCTTGACCAGTCATGCACTGGCGCGCTGGATTCTATGCGTTTTTTATCATCATACTCGCTATGATAACTGCGCAGCGCCTCTATGCCATGCTTGCACTTTTCCTTATCAAACCATGCACGGCTCAGCCAGGAGCGCACTGCATCAATGCCATCCTGCACATCAATTTTTTTGGCAATGCGATACTGGATGCCAAGCCCCAGCGCAATCTCATATCGGCTTTGCCCAGTGCCTAACTCGCGCACTCTAATATCATGCGGGGCAACATGCTCAGCATATTGATACGGCATGCAGCGCATCTCTTTGATCACTGCAGGCAACCCCATGCCGCCATATTCTTTGTAATCAATAAAATGCACCTCTTTGCCTACAAACTGAAAAAACCAAATGGCAAAACTATCACGCATCCCCAAATCGCATGCAGTATAAACAGGCAACTCCTCATGGTATGGCACACTGCAAATACGTTTCTGCTCATTGGCTCTGGCCATGGCCTCACCCCAATATGCACCCTTGATGGCTGCATCAAATGAACACATAAACTCCTGCGCATATTCGTCAGCACTCATCTCCAGCCTCGCTTGCTCCAACTCCTCTGGCAATATCAGGCCGGTTTCATCCACCGTGATCAGATACCGCGACCAATTAGGCAATGACTCTGCCCGCTCATACACATCATGAAAATTGTTACTGCGCCCTTTTGGGGTGCCAATGAACACTGCGCGCCCAAGTCTATCACTCAATGCTGGCCTAAATATCTCACCAAATATGCGCCCACTCATCTGCGCATATTCATCCAGGATTAAAAAATCCAGGTAAATCCCCCGATGATTATCTGCGGTATCGGCTCCAGCCAGGGTAAACCGGCCACCATTGGGGTAATCAATGGATAACTCACCTTTGTTTATTTTGATGCCTGGTATGGGCAGAGAGAATTTAACCAGATAATCCCAGGCCACTTTGCGGCTCTGGTTCATGTACGGGCTGCAATACATCGCCCTGGGTGCCTCATGCGGGCATGTCATTACTGCTTTGATACCCTCATTGATAGCAAATATGGTTTTGCCAAATCTCCGATGGCATACCAGCACCTTGAAACGTGCAGGATCAGCATGCAATGCCCGTTGATACGGCCTGGGGTGATAGGGTATATAAACCTGATGGGGTGGTGGCTCGGCCTGGGATAA